AGTGCAGATTGTGGCTCGTGGAATACTACACCACCAAACACCATTTTTAAGCCAGATTCATAGGTCATAATGCCTTTTTTCTCAGCCCCTAAAACCGTTGGGGCTTGAGGAACATCCATTGACACATAGTTCTGGTCATTGATGTAAACCACTGCACGGTTTTTACCGTTCGTGACTAATGAGCCAAAATTGCTTGGTAACGCTTTAATTTCCACCGCTTTACCTGCAGCACCGCTTAATTTTTTGGTTAAATGCTCTAAAGCGGTGGTTTCGTTAATGGCGTTTTCACGCGTAATCAAGCCTAAATGAGCATAATCCATCGAATCTAATGCGAAGGTATTCGGTGCTTGAATACGATAGGTTTTTTCCATTGCACGTAAGAAGAGTTCTTCAAAAAAAGCCACACTTTCATCAAAGGTCATTGCAGACACCGCTTTTGCTTTTCCTTTGGGCGTGTACACTTCAATCTGGCTTGAATTTAACAACCCTTGTAGGCGAGTATCTTGCTTATGCCCTAAAAAAGCCACTTTTTGCAAAGTTTGTTGAGCATTTTGGTTTAACGCCATAATTTTTTGCGTATCCAGTTTTACGCCCAACTGTGCCGCTTTCTGAAGCTCGATCTCTTGCCATTGCACCGTTTTCGCCCACGTCACAATCGGTGAACGGGTATGAGAGAAATTCACACCCACTTGATCGAAGTTGTTTGTGTTATAGGTAATTAACCCATTATCAAGATCGCCCGTTACGTCTGCAGAAAAATGCAATTTCTCATCCATTAACGGATTACCCGAATGATCGACATAAACAAACTGCGGAAATACAATATCAGGATATTTTGTTTGATTGATTTGTTGTGATACTTCCGTCAATGCTGTACGAAGTACGTTAATATGTGGCATATAATGTCCTCTTTGTAAATTTTTTTAAAAAATTCAACCGCTTCTTATAAGCGACTCACTTCGGCAAGGGTTTCTGTTGCTGAAATCACCACCAGTGAAGTTGCAATCGTATTTGTACCGTCTGCTTGAGCCTGCACTTGACCTGCGTATTTCTGGCCGCTTGCAACAGCAACTACGTGAACCGTATTCCCACGTTTTACTGTTTCGCCTTTAGCAATTTCAACCCAAATAGAATCACCTGTACCAATATGCATCACATCAGCCAGTTCGCCCTTCTCCCAGTCATCTTTAAGCACAGAGCGAACGACCACGCCAGCAACAGTCTCAGTTCCTGCCGTCAAGTTTGCAACACCGCCTTCTGTCATCGCAACAAAACGCCCAGCTACCAGCGGTGTTTCGCCTGTGTTCATATTCGCCGTGGTTTTGGAATTCGCTAAACCACCTTTGCCAATATCGCCTGCACTAGCAGTTAATGTATTGCGTGCAAATGCCATCTTTTACCACCTTATTTTTTGTTGTACATATCGTTAAAATTAAAAGACACCGCTTGAGGTTGTGTATCTTTCATCATCTGATCGCCCATTGATTTACCAGTCTTGAGCTTGTCTAATTCCGCTTGCGTATCTTTGAGCGTTTTATTGGAATCGGTCACTTGTTTTTCCAATTCCTCAATTTCTACTTTTGCATCAGCTAACTTTTTCTGCTCATCTTGCAGTTTTGAGTTGGTTTCCGTTAACTGTTGTTTTAACGCCTCCACATTGACTTCGTCAGCTAATTTTTTATCCTCTTTAGGTGGTTCTTGCGGTTTTTCATCGGTTTTATCCGACTCCTTCTCGCTCTCTTCCACCGCTTTAGCTTGTTCGTCCGAAAGTTTCGTGCCGAACGCACCAAGGATTGCATCTAAAAATTTACGTGTTGCACTCATTTTTGATTGACCTTTTTGTTCATCGGCTAACTTACAAGACTCACCACAGCGACCGTCAGCCACTATCGCTATGTGATTGCCGATCATCGGCGACATCTCAAAATCTACTCCCTGTTCTTGGCTCGGTAAAAGCTCGCTACGATAGCCGCAAGAGAGTTCTTTAATGCCAAACTGCTGAATTTGTTTAATTGCAGCGGCATCGTAGATCCACGCTTCCCCCGCTAAATGCTCACCATCACGCCGCACATTTCGCACACTACCCACCGCAAGTTGCTTCCAGTTTTCCGCAGTCACATCATCTTCAGGGTGACCTACTGTAATCGGGGCATTCTCAAAACTGCGGATAGTTTCATCGGTAAAAAGGGATTTTTCCGTTCTTGCCAAGCGCTGAATGCCCTCTCCATCCTTGCCTAGTTCCTTGTTGTGATAATCAAACACACCCAATTTTGAAAGGGTAGCAGGAACAACTAAAAACCCGTCCTTGGTAAAAGAACGGGTTGTTTGCGCTTTATCAGTTAATCTCATTGTTTATTTCTCCGCAGTAGCACGGTTACGTTCGCCATAAATATCCAGGTAATCCACTGAAATGGTTATTACTCGGCTGTTGGAGTCGGGTTCTGCGTGATAATCTGTAATTCTCACCACGCCTTCTGTTTGCAACACTTGCTTTTTAACCGCTAATTCAATCGCATCAAGGTTGGCTTTTTCTTTCAAGTAAAGCCAATCCATACCGTGTTCTAAATTCAAAAACCAATCATTCACAAACGACCAAAGCCGTGTTTTGACACATTGTGCAATCGCCTCGCTTTCTCTGGCGTAATTATTTATCCCTTGCCCAAACGTCCAATCGTGATTACTATCCAGCCGTCTCACTATCATTCAGGTACTCCCGTTTTTCCACCACTATCGCCAGTATGTTTATGATTTTTACCCGAAATACTTCCAGCCATTACATCAGCATCACTTGAAATCACGCCCGTTGAATGGTGCTTACCCGACTGGGTCGTATTGCCTACGTGCTGAATGTTGCCTTTAATATGAATGGTGCCATTGGTAACACGAATAAAGGTTGAACCATCAAGCGACTGCATTGATAATCCCCCTGTGTAAAAATCCTTGATCGCATTAGGCACAGAGCAAATAGAGGGATAGAACATACCATCAGATAAATCGTGCTGACGGTAATCCATCGGCTCACTTGCTCGGCCCGATTGCCACCACCCATCAATGCAACGCTCCGAAAATATCACAATCCCCTCATCGCCAGCATTCAGCGGAAAGGTCACCGCATAGCCACCACCGCGTGGAAATGCTACAGGCACATCAACAAGCGGTGGAATTTGCACTGCACCTCCATCAACTAAAAGCTGAGTGATTTGCACCGCAAGCGTTACGGTCTGATGTTGAGGATTAAAATCCACCACTTTCGCAGGCAATGCCGTGTGAATTTGTTTCTGTGCGTGCTGAATCTGAGCTTCCACTGCTGTTTCAGCCGTCGCATTGTGCGTTTCGTAGGTCATAATATATCCAGTAGTGATTTTGAAGTGGCTAACTGTTCCCGTATAGCCATTACAAGCGTATCGACTTGGTCATCGTGTTTATGGCTATCGGTTGCGGTAAATGCCTCACATTCTTCAATAAAATCCGCCACCCAAGAGGCATTTTCGGGTAAACCAATATAACCACTTTCAATATAGCCTTGCACGCTAAGTACGCGCGTATATTTATCTGCATCAACTTGCACGGCTGAAATGGGAATTTGACTATCACGGCGAATTTTTTGAATTAACCCTGTACCGCTTGCCTTGTCTTCGACAAAGGCTTTGGTGAGTAACCCGGTTTGTTTATTAGCTGAATGTTTAGCCCAAATATCTTTGAGGCGTTGTTCCAATTCGGGAGCTTCCCATTTGCCTCTGACTAAATCCAGAATATACAATTTACCATCTATACCTTTACCTGCGATCAAAAAGACAGAGTAGTCATTATGTTCTTTGGTTTTTTGTGCAGTATCGACGTAAATTGCTTTAGTTTTAATAAGCGGGGGAATTTTGTAACGCCCAAACCAATCGCCTTTGATAATCCCCCCGCCTTTGCTAGATGGGCGTTGTTGATATAGTGCATTCCACGCTTGCGCCCCCACCGCTTTACGAATTTTACTTAGACGTTCCAAATCGAACCGCTCAGGGTGCAACGGCTCACCTTCCTTGCGGTATTCCTCATTCTCTTCGGCAATGGCAGGAAATTTTACAATACGCCACTGATCACCGCCGCTTTTCATTTCTTCAATTAACCGCCCAGCCAAATCATCTTCGTGCCAACGAGTCATTCCCAATAACACACCAGATTTTGGTGATAAACGCGTATAAAGTGTGGTGGTGTACCAGTCCCAAACGCTATCGCGAACGGTCTGTGAATTGGCTTCTTTCGCGTCTTTCACGGGATCATCAATAATTGCAATATCTGCCCCCATTCCCGTAATACCGCCTCCCACACCTGCGGAGCGATATGCCCCACTATGTCCCGCAATCTCAAAAATTTCACTATTACGCAGAGGCTGACCCGATACAGTCGCAATGCGTTTTTCATTGAGTGATGAATCAGGGAAAATATTGTGATAACTTTCATCATCCATAATTCTCTGCACATCACGATTCATTCGACTGGCTAAATCAGCTGAATACGAACAGGCGATCATCTGCAAATCAGGATTTTTACCAAATGCCCACGCAGGAAAACGGCGACTAAATAGCTCTGATTTACCACTACGAGGCGGAGCAAAAATCATCAATCTAGGTTGTTTGCCATCTACAACATCTTGGTAAAACTGCTGTAATTCCTGAGCAATGACCTCATTAAACCAGCCAGTAATGAAATCGGGTTTGGTTTGAGTAGTAAAATGAATAAGTGATTGTTTAGCTTTTTCAATCTTGATCTTGTTCAGAAGTTCCTTTTGTGAGTAATTTTTCCAACTGCTCAAGTTCATCTATATTCAATCCCGATAAATCCAATTCAGCTCGCTGTTCAATATGAAGATCGCCCGATACTTCCACTTTTTGCGTGAACATACCTAAATGCTTACCCAATAACTCAAGGGCTTTATTCACGCTAGATGGCTCATACACAAAATGGACTACATCATTGCCAATCACTTCGCCATTTTCGTTTTTGCTTGGAATCGTTATCGTGGTTGGCTTTTTGCCTGAAGCAATATCTGCATTTTCAAGCAAACGGCGAATAACCTCATCTTGCGAAATTTGTATGCGTTCCGACCGCTTGCTTTGAGCTTCTGCAATGGCTTTTTTAACTCTAGTTTTACCTAGTAGTTCAGAACCGATCTTATCTGCATTATTTTTACTATACCCAGCCCGAATAGCGGCTTGTTTCGCATTTAAATCAACCAAATACTCTTCAATAAACCGCTTTTGTTTATCAGTTAATTTTCCCACGCCCTCAGACGTGGATTTTTCTTTCACGTCTGACATAGAAAATCCTTACTTAATCGGCAGTTCAATCTGCAGTTTATCTTCAAAAACGCTTAGCGTTCCTTCAAGCAATGGCTTTTTACCTTTCCATTGACTTAAGCCAGCACCGCATAAACTCGCAAAACGTTTATCTGACTGATATTCGCCAAGCACTTGGTAATATTGTTAAAGGAGTGTCATTCCGCTTTGAACTAACTGCTCTTGCATAAAATTAAAGGCTTTGATGTATGCAATTTTAATTGCCATTGCTTTTTTGGTCTTATATCCCATAACTAGCAACATAAAACCGTCTTTTGTCATCTCGAACATTGGACGTTTTTCGCCTTTTTTATCGATATATTCAACGAGACCAAAATTGGTCCGGTTAAATTCATCATCTCCTGCTTCTAAAATTTCTCGAATATCACGAATAACATGTTTGTGATATTTACCAAAAACCTTTGCCACTATTTCTGATGTAGTAATGGTTTTTGAATCTTTGTTTTGTACAAATTGCTTAAAGTTTTCTGGATTAGCTAATTGCATATTTTTTCCTTCTGCTGAATTTTAGATAATAAAAAACCCGACCATTTCTGATCGGGCTATTTAGTCCTAACAAAACTACCGAGAAGGTTTGGTCTCTACCAATTTAAAGATGTTAGACAAACTGAAATTATTTTAAATTGCTGCGACTAATCTCAATCCATTTACGAATATTATCCACCTGGGCCGCACACAAATCCCGCTCGCTCATTACTACAACCAGGTAATCTATTGCATCTCCGTAAGTCTCGCCTGTAAATGCTGTTTGCGTGCAAGGCGTTAAATAGGCTTGTGGTGGTGCTAAGTACTCAGTCTTTATTGTTACTCTTTGACTGCAGCTGCTCAATAACAGCACGAGGCATAGCTGTATTAGCACACGGCTCTTTAACCAAACTCGTTTTAATGCTTTCACGTTTTACCTCTGCTTGTTTGCGTAACTCAATTACAATCTGTTGCTGATTTCTGACCGCGTCAATTTCTTGCTCCAGTTGAACCGTCAACGCTTGGTTGACAGTTGCTTGTTCTTCAATCAATAATTTTTGTTCAACATTCTCTTGTGCTAATTTCTTCAGCATATTATTTTGATGAAAGAATGCTCCTGCTCCACCAAGTACAATTACCATTCCGCCAACTATTAACGCATTACGCAAGCCCATTGAACATATCCTTTTCGCGTTTGCGGCGATTTAGCAACCCTTGTACTGGACGGCCACCTGCGTTTTTCCAAGCTAAAAATTGCTCTGCCGCGCCTTTAAAGTCATTTGTATTGAGCTTTTTGAGTAGCGTTGAACGCGCAAAGTTTGTCTCGCCGATGTTAAAGACTAAGCTAACTAAAGCATCGAACTCATATTGTTTGAGTGGCACTTTTACAAGGCGGGCAATTGCTGATTCAAACTTTAATAAATCTGCACTCAATAATTCTCGAGATTTATCAGCCGAAATAACCATACCTTTTGCAACAGGCTTACCATCAA